TCAGTGGAAGCTGAGGCTTTCTACTTTGATTGGCTTGTTCTTAGCCCACTTGTGGCGCTCGGACTCATCGATTTCAACCGCCATGCTCTTGACCAAGATACTGACCAGTTGCTTTTTTTCTGCAGGGGTGGCATAGTCCCATGCGAGTTTAATATTTCTGATGACCGAGAGGATCTGTTCGTCGGTTAACGAAGTTTCGTTGGCGTGTTGCTCCAGCTGCCGACGCAGTTCCTGCTCCTTCTGGCGCTCTTCGGCAACCCTTTCTCGGAACTCCTCGATTTCTATAAGACCTTCGGCAAATGCCAATTGCCAGCGCTTCCGGCGTTCGTTCAGTTTGGCGATCTGTTTTTCAATACTATCCGTTTCCCTCTTTGGTGCCGACTTCTGTCGTTTGACTGCCTTTCGAGCACTTAGTTCGTTCTGACGCGTGTCCAGTTCATCGAGAAAGTACCGCTCCAAAAATTCTTCTCGGATCATTGGAGCGTTGCATTTTTTCTCTTTTACGTTCTTGCATATATAATGACGTTGCTCATACACTTTTTCTCCATGTTTGGAACGTGTAGTTTTCCCATACATGCTTCCCCCGCAGCGAGCACAATGTAAAACTCCAGAGAAAATGAAGTCTGATGCTAACTCTCTTGGGTGCTTTAAGCGCCGGGACTGCATCACCTTTTGCGCTGTTTCAAAGGTTGCTTTGTCGATAATGGGGTCGTATACACCTTCGATGATTACCCAGTCCTCGGGAGAATTGACCTTACGCCCGCCCTTTCGATAGTTCCAGCGCAGTGCTCCATAGTAGGTTTGGTTTTGCAAAAGGTTCTGGACCGTAACTTTTGACCACTCTTTGCCAAATTTCGTTGGGATTCCTCGTAAATTCAAGTCGGCGGCAATAGAGTCCAAACCGGTCCCGTGGATGTAACGGTCAAATATTTCCCTTACGATCGGCGCTTCATGTTCGTTAATGACCAGCGTCCCATCGACGAGATCGAATCCATATGGAGGTCGGCCCCCGGGTCTCTTCAACTCATTAACCATTTGCTCTTGCCCAAATTTAACGCGTTCAGCCAGGTTTTCACGTTCCCACTGGGCGAGGGCAGCTACCAGGGTGATAAACAGCCTGCCGATCGCTGTTGTGGTGTCATACACTTCTGTGGCGCTTTTGAATTTCACATCGTAGCGCTCGAATTCTTGGAGGAGCTGGTACAGATCAAGGACGGATCGTGTCAAACGGTCCAAACGATACACAAGCACCACGTCGATCTTGCGATCCCGGATGTCGCGGAGCATACGCTGCAGTTCTGGCCGATCCGTATCCTTGGCGCTAACGCCCTCGTCAATGTAATAGTCGTAAATATCCCAGTCCTGGGACTGTACGAATGCAGTCAGTTTTTCCTTCTGAGCTGCAATTGAAAAACCCTCTTGCGCCTGTTCTTCAGTCGATACACGTCCGTAAATCGATACTCTCATATTTAACGCTCCAATTTTTGGGATTATATAGTTGATTATACAAAATAGTTACTTTTGTTGCTGCCCATGCGTCTCCTTGAATATTGATCAGTGTACCAGTCAACGATCATCAGCACAATCGGAACCTATTCAGGATGGGGGACAAGAGTCCGTTCCCGATCGGTCTTGTCACTGTTTTGGATAAAGTTGTTTTTTCGATGGTGGCATCGTGATATGACTTTTGCAATCAAAAAAAGTCCAGTGTGATGTAGACTATTCATCAACTGGACCATACTTTTTAATTATTGCCGTTCTACCTTCTTCAAAGGTCTGTTCATTAATAATTCCGTTTTTCCATAACTGTTCGAGTGCATTGTATAGACGTACATGGTATGGATATTTGTTTGAGTCATCCATATATTCAATATAATCATCGTTAATTTCGTCCACTAGGTTAAAATACTTCTGACGTAATAGTGTATAAAAATTGTTGTGGACAAGACTTTTTATTTCTTCTAGTGTAAAGCCAATTATGTATTCATTTCGTGCTAAGGCAAGTTTCCTACGTTTCCCTTCAGCAAACTGCCAAAAGTTATTTTGTTTACCTCGGCTAAATGTTTTTACCGAAGAAAAGATACCCAACCTTGCTCGTTTGGATCTTAGAAGTTCCGCTAGATCAGCTACCTCTCGGACATCAATCGACTTTTGATGATTTTTTGATTCACCGATTATTCGAAGGCCGATGTGATTGTGTATGAATGTCGGTGTTGTACCGTCTGCAAATACAATTAGGTGATCGATTTGGTTGTCACCCTGTAATACATTAGGATAAACGACCGCACATTCGAACCTGTCATATACGAATGTCATAAGCGCCTCAAGTGCGTCTCCCTTTTGCTTTTTACTATTGGATTTAAGGGATTCTTCGACATTTGCTATCAGGCTTAAGAATAACTTCTTTTCCTCATCAGTTCGAATTGGTTTCCACACTACGTCGTCAGGGCCATTATTGATATAACGATTAAAGGAAATGCTGTCTTCTTTATTCATAATTACCTCTACCGACATAATTCCTCTTTCATAACGAAAACAACCCTGATATCTTCAACATTTAAAGAGGATCCGCAGTCAGGACATTTGTAACCATTATGGATAATAAACTGTGTCAAACTTTTCTTGCTTGTAAATTCATGAGCATGTACCATGTCTGGATCTACATTAGTACAGAAAATGATATATTTAACACCTAGATATGAGTTATAAGATAAACTCATTAGAATTTCTTCGACTAAGCTTTTTGGAAGATGCGTTCTCCTTGAAATTAACCTAGGAGAGACTATATCGTTAGGTTTTATAGCTGTGAGCTCCTCATTCACTTTCTGCAACGCCGGTAAAGGAAGGTTGAACTTCTTGTTTATAGCTATTAAGCTTTCGTAAAACATTGTCCATAACCTCCTTTACCGTAGTTGCTGTTGTGGTCCTCTTGAGTGAATAATACTTGTCTTTTTTAGAGATCACATACGGATACTTTCTAATGACACCATTATCATCTAATTTATGAATAATGCCAAGTGCAGCAATTTCTCCGTTTTCCCACATTAAGCGTATAATTTCAGCACATTCTGCATAACTGAAGGCATTTCCACGTGAATTCGCTTTAAATTCTGTTGAACCTTTATCAGACTTATGGAGGAATATTTCAAATGGCTGAGGTTTTTCAATACGGCCATAAGCGATGATAAGCTCGTTTTCGTACGTTTTCAATAACGCTTTCTTAAAACGAGCCGGGTAGCCCTTCCTTTTAAATGCAATATCACTATCCACCATACTTTTAATAAGTTTAGGCATGACGGTGTGTTCAAAATTACGAAGTTTCTCATCAACAACTGGGTTATTGTGATAAAAATATTCTTCAGTAAGTTTAAACAAAGTGTCGATAATCCATTCTGGATTAGAAAAATCAAATTTTATAACAGTTTCCCGAAAACGTTTCATAAGAATCCATGTTAGTTCGTCCCACTCTTTTTTCTTTATTCCGCAAACTGAAACTAAATGCTCGGTAGGATGCATAACGAGTACAAAGTGTTTTAGTTTGTAATCCATAATGACATAAGACATATATATGTCATCTTGACTTTCCCAACTGTTCGTTTCATCGTTCTTTACAAGAACTTGTGATGGGGACACAAAGGTGAAGATAAGTTGGCTTTTTGCAAGGTCCATTTGTACGTTCACTAATGTTACTTCTTTTAAAGTTTTGACGTTGATATTATATAAATGTTCAATTTTGTCCTTTGTATCATTGAAAACTTTATTGATCGGATTAGTTTCAAATAGGTCTATATTTCTTGGTTCGTAAACAAAAAGCATATTGTTCCCTTCCAGATAAATATGAGAAAGCCAGGACATGAAATCATCAAAGGGAATACATCCAGTCATTAAGTTGTTTAGTGCGTTCTGTCTAAATTCTTTTGCGTTTCTTCCTTGCCTCACTCCGTATTTATGTTTTAGTTTATTTAGCTCATGGTGATCAGATTTATCCAGGAAGTAAAGCAAATTTGCTTGTTGATTCTGATCGAGATCAGCAAAACTCATAATTTATTCCTCCAATTAGGTTTTCCTAATCCAACCACTTTATATACCCAAACCCACCCTTAGACTTGGCGATTGCATCGGCCTTTTCCGGGAAGATCAAGGACAAGCGGTAATACACAAATTCTTCGGAAACGAGGAACTCATCAGCCAGCAGCGAAATGTCAACCGGTTGGTCGTATGAGATCACCACTTCTTGCAACATTTTCATTGGCATGTACAGGTAGGCCGAGAAGTTCTTTGCTTGCCTCTCTTGATGCGCGTGGATCTCCTTGGTCGTCTGCATCTGGCTGATGGTGTGTAAAAACAGATGAGCGAATTCCTCGCCGGCCAACTCCTTAAACCTGATATAGTCTAATCCCTTGGGAATATAAATAAACCCTCTCCGAAACCCTGTACAAACTGAGTAAGTCAGGTCTGGTTGCGGAGAGGGTTTGATTTTGATCTTGTAGTATGCGCATATTTCTTCAATGTCGATTTGATCGGGATACTTGTAGTTGAACTTGTTCAGGACGTGATTCGCACGTTCCTCCGTCATGCTTGTCTTATAGTGGGGAGGGAGAACTTCGGCGAATTTCATGCTGCATCCTCCAGCTGCTAATCTTGCGGTTCCTCATCATCGTCGTTTTCCAAGTCTTCTTTTATGAACTCCCACATTTTAATGACCTTCTTGATCTTGGACGGATCGGAAGCCAGGTCGTTGAAAAAGACGGGGTATTTTTTCATTTCGTTAAGGACACGCCGTTCCTCATCTGTTAGGTTCGTGGCGTTGTCCTTTTTGTCGGTAGGAGAGGGGTCGTTAGTTTTTCCGTGCAGATAGTCTGTGGAGACATTAAAAAGATCGGCCAATTTGCTGAGTGTTTCCATCGGTGGCTGTTTTGTACCTGCTTCATATGCAGTGTAGGTGGATCGAGCAACCCCGACGCGGTCAGCTACATAGCCCTGTGTCCACTTGGGATCCTTGGCTTTTCTTTTTTCCCGTTCAGCTTTAAGCCTTTTCGCAAACACCACATTCCTCACCAACCCCTAGAGTCTAAACTAATTATAAAGTTACTGAGGGAAACTCGAAACAAATGTTACTAAAAGTATAAATAACCTATTGACAAGTTACTAAAAGGAACATATGATGAAAACATAAAGGTTACTTAAAGGAACATTTGGAGGTGAAAAAATGCGAATCTGGCTAAAGGAGCTGCGAGAGGCAATGGGACTGACCCACGAGCAAGTCGCAGAATTATGCGGAATCTCCCGCAGCTACTATACACACATCGAGAACGGCACCAAAACACCTACAGTCAAGGTGGCAAAAACAATGGCTGAGGTTCTTCGATTCGACTGGACAAATTTTTTTAAAGAAAAATGTTCCTTAGAGGAACAATCGGCCTGAAAAGGTGAACCGCGCTGATGGTTTCGCCATACGGCAACACCGTCAGCAAATAATTCCGGACGCTCGACATTGATTGCACGTTTGCGTTGCTTGATCTTGATGGTCCGGAGTGAAAGGAGGGGACGGATATCGTACAAGCAGTCGCTCATAGTCTTGTACAGGAGGCGATGAGCGTGAATCAAACAGCGCAGTCGAACGGTCCGAGTCCTGAAGCATGGGAGCGTGCATACAGCTTTATCATTACAAACATTCTGCCCCGAATTATCGAAGGTGAAAGAGTGGCGGGGCGTCTTGAAGCCCTTTTGAACGCCCCCAAGCAAGAGCCACTGAAAAAGGTCCAGAATGGGTAACCTGGACGCCGGGGGTAACCCGGTAGATCAGACAAGCCCCAAAGGAGGTCAACATGGACTTCGCCGACATCAAGCAGGTGCGCGTCACCACCAGCGATACTGAAGCAAGCAAGTTACTCAGTGAAGGATGGACGCTGTATGACATCGAGAAAAACGGCAGTCGTTATACCTTCCTGTTGGTGAAAACCCAGTAAAGGAGGTGAACCAGGTGTCGGAACAGGTTATCGCTTTCCCGGAACTGGAAAGTGTTCTGACGGCGCACATCAATGACTTGAGAGCAAAGGGAGCCGATCCGGTCATCCTGCTTGACGAAACAACCGAGCCGACTTATGGCGTTTGCTCCCGAACGGTGTTGGTTGTGAACGGTCCTGAGTTAACAAGTTTTACTGAACTTTGGATTGAGGACTACGGACCGTTAGGTATGGTGACCAAGGGAAGTATCACTGCCCGCGCGGCTCGGCTGTTCGTGGACTACCTTGATAAAAAGAGATTCCCTCAGCAAGCCGAGGGAGATTCCTGAAGATGAGCACAATCTCATCGTACCTTGAAAACCATGTAGAAAAGAGGGGAACAGATGGGGAACAGTAACGAACCAATCTCGCTGTATTCGCGGTCGCGGATACATGACATCTGCGAGTACGCGTTCCGCCACCAAAGAACAGGCGAACAGTTGACGTACGAAACGCTCGGAAAGAAGATCGGCCGGTCGGCCAGGTGGGTGTCTGATGTGATCAACGGCCGAACCACTCCGATGCGGGAGGACGCCGAGGACTTCGTTCAAGCATGCGGCAATCACTATGCGATCCGAATGCTCAAGCACTTGTATGGCGACGCTCCACCGCCAACCGATCCGCGTCTGATGGGCAGCCTGACGGTCTCGCTCAATAATCTGATCAAACAGTGTCGGGACGTGATCAAAGAAGCGGAAGCCGTGATTGAGTGGGAACGAACCCGGCGCCCGTGGCAGCCGTTAACGCAAGACGACGAACGGATACTGACGCACCTCGGTAAGCAGATCGAGGACCTTTTCCAAGCTGGAGACGACGTTCATATCTTGATGGACGAGAGATATGGCATCGACCCGGTGATACATCAGCATAACTGGCTTGCAGAAGCTCGGGCCATGGAAATCGTCGTCAGTGATCCGCGCGAGTTGATGCGCCGGGAAAGGCAGGAAGCATTGATGATGGGAGGGACAAGCCGATGAAAGATTGGAACCGACTGGCGCAGGAAGCGCACGAAAAGCACTTTGTCCACGATGCAGCAGAAGCGTCCAAGTATCCGGGCGGGCGCAGGGCATTGAAAGAGTACCGCGATCGGTTGATTCTGAATCGTCTATATCTGGACGCAAAGGAGGAGAAAGAAGCATGAAAGACCTGACGACAGCAGCAGGAGTGATCGAACTGGTTTGCGACGCGGACCGACCCCTTGGTCGAAATGTGATCACGATCGGGGAAATGGTCGAGCTTCATCTGAAGGCAGAAAAAGAAAAAAGCGCCTAAGAGATAGACGCTTCAAAAATATTGGTCACTGGTAGCGTACCACAGCTTCATAAAGGAGGACAAGCCCATGAAACCTCTTTCTTCTCAAATCGCTGACCTTCAGCGGGAGTTGGAAAACCTCGAAGAAATGCGCCGCGAAGCAGACGACAAATGGCGCGCGGTGGATGTGGAGTACGTCAAACTGAAACGTCTGCGCGAGGAGCTGTACGCTCACAAGCGCGATCTCGCTTACGAAATTGAATGGCGGGCCCAAGAACTTGCCGCGTTGCAGGAGGAGATACGGAATGCTCGAGCAACTGCTTGATTTCCCGCAATACGTCGAGCGAACCGAACCGACCAGGCAACGGCTGCTGCATCCAATCGCGTTCGACGATGACCGCGACGACCTGGAATGGACGGTCCGGGACGTGATCGAGGAACTGGAGTACCTGGTGGACATGAAAGCCACCATGGCGCCAGAGGAGTTCGTTGACGGGGTAAGAGAACAGGACAGACGCCTTTTGAAATAACGCGGGCTTCGGCCTGCGTGGGGGCATCGACAAAAAATATGTGCAGCAGTTATCCCATCGGTCGATGCTTCCACGGAGGTCGAGACCTCCACTACATAGCGAGGTCAAGAGTGGGCAACAGAGGGTTGCAACTGCTGGCAGTGAGGGAAGGGCTGCCGGCGGCCTCGTGGATCACAAGGAAAGGGGGGAAATCATGGGGCCATATTGCAAGTTTTGCGGGCAACGCTGCTTTGTATACCTTCCGTTGGAAACGCCAAAGGAAGCACTGAAAGCATACGGGACTACAACAATCATCGCGACATGCAAAGCAGGGCAGGAATACGAAAAGAAACTAACCGGCTGGTGCTTGGATGACATTCAGGCAGCAATAAAAGCAAAAGACCCAGCGCGGCCACGCTGAGTCTCGGTCGATAATGCACGATTGGGAATCACTTCAATCGTAGCTTATCGGCCTCCAAAAAACAAGTGGGAGGTAATTCGATGCTCAAACAAATCAATCTGCTGCGGCTCACCTTGAGGAACTTTAAAGGGATTCGTGAGTTCATCTTGGACACGGAAGGGGGCAACGCGGACGTATACGGCGACAATGCTGTCGGGAAGACCACATTGTTTGACGCCTTCACATGGTTGCTGTTTGACAAGGACAGCCAGAACAAAAAGGACTTCCAGATCAAGACGCTGGATGCGTCCGGGAAAGTCCTTCACGGTCTGGAGCATGAAGTTGAAGGTGTACTGTTGGTCGGTGATAGGCGAATCACGCTTCGCAAGGTCTTTGCAGAAAAGTGGACGAAAAAGCGCGGTTCAGCGACTGCTGAGTTCACTGGTCACACGACGGATTACTTCATTGATGGAGTGCCGGTGAAGCAAAGGGAATACAAAGACAAGGTTGACGAGATCGTGAAGGAGGACGTGTTCAAACTCCTGACCAGTCCAACGTTCTTCAACGAACATCTTCATTGGCAGGAGCGGCGCAGAATCCTCCTGGAGGTCTGCGGTGACGTGTCCGACGACGAAGTGATCGCCGCAAACCAAGCGTTGACAAAGTTACCGGCCATCCTGAACGGCCGCAGCCTCGAGGACCACAGGAAAGTAATCGCCGCGCGACGGGCGGAGATCAACAAGGAGCTGGACAAGATCCCGGTGCGAATCGATGAGGTACAACGGTCGATGCCGGATACAAACGGACTGGATGAAGCAGCGTTGCAACGGGAGATTGACGCCCTGAAAGAGCAGATCGACAGCAAAGAGGCCGAACTGTTCCGCGTCCGATCCGGCGGCGAGATCGTGGTAAAGGAAAAGCGGCTGCGTGAGATCGAGGGCGAACTGCTGGAGATCAAAAACCGGCTGCAGGCCGGGACGCTGGAGAAAGTGGTAGCCAAGCGCCAGGAAGTATCGGCTCTCAAAGGCGACTATGACGAACTGGTGCGGCAGGTAAAGGACAAGTCCCGCACCATCGAGCGGAACAAGCAGTGGATTGCTGAGCGACAAGCGGAAGCAGACCGCCTCCGCCAACAGTGGCACCAAGTCAACGACGAAACGTTTGAGCATCACCACGATACGAACTGCCCAACGTGCGGCCAGGCGCTGCCGGAGGAACAAATCCAAGCTGCCCATCAAAAGGCGCGGGCCGACTTCAATCGGCGAAAAGCGGAGCGTTTGGAGCAGATCACGGCAAAAGGGAAAGCTGCGGCGGCGGAAGCCAAACGGTTGGAGCAGGAAACTGCTGACCTTGCGCGAGAGATCGAGTCTTTGGAACTGCAGTTGGTAGCAAAGGAGAACGAAATTCGCGCCGCCGAAGCCGAATTGAACGCCCTGCAGGTTGGTATCAAAGACGTGGACAGCGATCCGCAATACATTGCCAAGAAGCAGGAAGCCGCGGTGGTTCAACAGGAGATTGACCAGCTCCGCGCATCTGTTCAGGAAGCCGCGGCAAAGGTCCGGGAAGAAATCGCAGGTTTAAAAGCCCAAGTCGAAACCCTGGAGCAAGAGAAAGCGAAGTTTGCCCAGGTTCGGGCCGCTGAGAAGCGGATCGCAGAACTGTCGGCACGGGAAAAGGAACTGGCCGCCGAATTCGAGCGCTTGGAGCAAGAGCTTTTCCTGACCGAGGAGTTCATTCGGACCAAGGTCAACCTGCTCGAAGAGAAGATCAACAGCAAATTCCGGTACGCACGGTTCAAACTGTTCGAGCAACAGATCAACGGTGGCCTGGTGGAAGTCTGCGAGACCACGTTCAACGGCGTACCCTACTCCGGTGGCCTGAACAACGCCGCGCGCATTAACGTCGGGTTGGATATCATCAACACGCTGTCCGAATACTACGGCATCACGGCGCCAATCTTCATCGACAACGCTGAGGCCGTGACCCGAATGATCGAGACCACCGGCCAGCAGATTCGCCTGATCGTCAGCGAGAAGGACAAGCAACTGCGGGTAGAAACGGCCAAACAAACTATGAGGGAGGCGGTATAAATGAGCCAACAACAATCTTTTACCACGGGACTAGCGAAAGTAACCGAAGTATTTGCCCCCATGATCGAACGCCAACTCACAGGCAATGGAATTTCGATGGATGGATATTCAAAACAGTGTGTCGTCAATGCTATCTCAGCCATCAATGCCGCTTTGGATGCTAAAGGGATCACTTGGAATGATCCCCAACTAGACAAAAACAATGTCACGCAAATCCTTCTGTCTGTCGCTTCACTGAAGCTCAATGCTGCAGCCAGTCCGCGGGAAGTATTCTTCCAAGTGCGTAATGTCCAGGTCAAAAAGAAGGTTGACGGAAGGGAAGTTACAGAGTGGAAAAAGCAGATCGAAATGGGCATCGAAGGAGACGGCAATGACGCGATCCTGGCCCGGTTTGGCCGAGACATTCAGAAGGTGGGACAATACTGGCTCGTGCGCGAAGGAGATCATTTTGAGTACCCGAGATATAACGGATTCGAAGTTGAACCACCTAAGTGGTCCCCAACCGGACAAGGAGAGGTAGTTCGGGTCGTCTACCCCATCCTGAAAAAAGACGGAACCCAAGAATTCTATATTGCTGAACGTGCGGATGTAGCGAAAAACCTCATCGCCCACATCAGCAACAACCTCATGAATGAAACGTTCGGCATCTGCGAAGACCGTTTCAAAGCAACACCAGAGCAGAAAAAGCAAATCGCGGCCAAGAAAGCGGAAGTGTTGAAAAAGGCAAAAGAACTCGGCCTGGATGCCCTGGACGATCCGGAGCTGCAGCAATGGATTAGCCCGGCATGGACGGAATATCAAAGCCGTGAGCAGATGATCATCCGCAAGATGCGGAACAACATCGTCAAGAAGATCCCAAAAGACTTCGGAAATGCCTTTATCGAGATGATCCACAACGAAGCGACCGATCCCGATTATGCGGAAGTTCGCCGCGAAATCAATGAGAATGCCAATCGAGAAATCATCGATATCGAGGCGGAAGTGGTTAACTCCGAACCGGAGCCGACTCTGCCGTCGCAAGAACCTGATCCGACTCCGAGCGATCCGACCGGCACACAACAAGAACTAGATTTTGGTGAAGCTGCTGCGGCTTCCGAAGGGCCCGGGTTCTGATGATCGCGATCACGCCACTCGCATCAAGCAGCAAGGGAAACTGCTATCACGTGACGGATGGCAAAACAGCCCTGCTGCTGGAGGCGGGAATCCGGTACAAGGACATACAGCGGGCGCTGAACTTCCAAGTATCGTCGATCGCAGGATGCCTGATCAGCCACGAACACGGGGACCATGGTAAGGCTGCTGCCGAAGTGATGAAGGCTGGGATTGACGTATATGCCTCCCAGGGCACGCTTGATGCCCTGGGGCTCTCCGGCCACCGGGCAAAGCCGATCAAAGCGAAACAGCAGTTTCAGATTGGCACATGGACGATACTCCCTTTTGACGTGCAGCACGACGTCGCGGAGCCCCTTGGATTTCTACTGGTGAACCGAGCCGGCGAAAAGCTGGTGTTCGCGACGGATACCTACTATATCCGCTACCGATTCCCGGGACTGACACACATCATGGTCGAGTGCAACTACAGCCTACGGATACTGGATGAGAACATCTCTGCCGGCCGAGTACCGGCAGTTATGAAGAAAAGGCTCTTGAAGTCACACTTCAGCCTGGAGCACGTCAAAGACTTTCTGCAGGCAAACGATCTGTCCAAGGTGCAGGAAATCTGGTTGCTGCACTTGAGTGACAACAACAGCGATGCAGCCCTATTTAAACGAGAGATACAAGAGTTGACCGGCAAGCAAGTATTTATAGCGCAATCGTAACGAGGGCGAGGTGATGGTGTGAACTACATAAGAGAGCTGAACGCCTTTGTAGATTGGCTCGAAACAAACCCATTGGAAGCAACTGCACAAACTTTGTGGTTTCACCTAATGGCGATCGCAAATAAGAGTGGTTGGCCAGAGTGGTTTGCGGTATCCAATCTAACCCTACAGGCGAAACTCAGCGTTACAGAAAACACCCTGGCGAAGCACCGAAACACCCTCGTTCAGAAGGGGAGGATTGAGTACCGTTCACAGGGGAAACAGAAGGCCGGCAAGTACAGAATCATCCCGTTCTCGGCCCCCAGTCTTACCGCAAAAAATGAGGTAAATCATGAGGTAAACGATAACCATACCTCAAATTTTGCGGCAGAGCGTGAGGTACTTCATGAGGTAAACCTTGCGGTAAACCGTGAGGTAAACCATGAGGCTTTATATAAACAAAACAAAACTAAACAAAACGAAACAAATTTCTCTCTTGAAATGCCCGCGCGCGAAAATTTTCTCCCGATGATCAATGAGTTGAATATCAAGTGTAGGGGCGTGTGGGACATCGATGCTTTGGAAGCCTTTCTCGGCATTATGGAGCCGGAATTGATTCGGGAAGCCCTAAAGCGTTCGGAGAAGAAAAGCGTCGCATATGCGCTTGAAATTCTCCGGGATTGGAATGCCGAGAAGATTCACACCGTCCAGGCACTTCGTGAACATGAGGGGAAAAGGCGTTCTCGGTCGCGTGGTCACCGCGGGAACGTTGTGCTCATGGACAAGCTGCCCGCGTCCGTTCAGTGGCAACAAGAGCAAGAAAGGTCCGGGGCGGCCATGCAGCCACAGGAACCACGCACAGTGGCAGATGACCCGGAATTGGCGGAAATGCTCCGTAACTTACATCGTTCAAAAAAGGCAGGGAGTTAGGCCGGCGCGGTGCAGAGCGATACGTGTACATCGAGAACCGAGCAAGGAGGAATGAGCATGCAAGCACTTCAAAACGTTTTCAGTTTTCAAGATAAGCAGGTACGAGTTGTTCTACGGGATGGGGAACCTTGGTTCGTGGCTCGTGATGTGTGCGAGGTACTGGATCACAGCGATACCAGCACGGCAATCCGTCGGCTGGATGACGATGAGAAGCTGACCCAAACAATGTTTGTATCAGGTCAAAACAGGGAGGTATGGCTGGTTAACGAGCCGGGCCTGTACTCACTCATCTTGACCAGCCGCAAACCAGAGGCAAAAGCCTTCAAGCGCTGGATTACTCACGAGGTTATACCGGCGATCCGGAAGACCGGGGCATATGCTATCGATCAAAACAAAGTCGTCCCCCTCAGCGAACGCCAGGCTCTGATTCAATCTCTCAAGCTGACGGCAGAATTGGCGGAGGAGATGGAGGAGGTTAAATCTATCACCCAAATCCACAGCCAAAAGCTGATGGAGCTGGAGCAGAAGGTCGAAGAACAAATCACCATCGACCACGGAGAGCAGCGCATTCTGCAGCAGGCAGTTGCCCGCCGGGTCTACGAGGTGGAGAGCGATCCGCAGCGGCGCCGCGAATTGTTCCGCCAACTGTATCGGGAGATTAAAGATCGTTGGGGAGTTCCCAGCTATCGGGATGTACGTCGGACCGAGCTGCAGCAGGTACTTCGCTACGTAGAAGCCTGGATGCCAAGACGGACGGCGTAGGAGGGGGAGCGATCATGAAGCAGCCAAAACGCCCGACACGGGCCCAGAAGAAAGTAATCGAGCAGCACAAGCTGAATCCAAGCAACTGGTTTGTTGAGAGGGACACTCCTGCCGAGATGGTCATCGTTCACCGGCAAACAGGCTCGGTTCGAGTGTTTCGGAAAGGAGCGTAGACTATGGGCGCGATAGTCGAAAAGCAGAGCATCAGCTTTACCGTCTACGGCGAACCTGTCGCCCAGGGGAGACCGCGGGCATCAACGGCGGGGGGATTCGTCCGATTGTACGACCCACAGAAGTCGCGCGATTACAAAGATTATGTCAGATTGGTCGCAAGCGAGCACGCACCGTCCAAGCTGATTGAAGGGCCGTTGCAGCTCAAGGTCAATGTGTACCGTCCAATCCCCAAATCGTTCAGCAAGAAAAAGGCAGCGCAGGCAGAGGCCGGAGAGCTGCGGCCAACATCCAAGCCTGATGCGGACAACTACCTCAAAGGCATCAAGGATGCGCTGAAAAACGTGGTCTGGAAGGACGATTCCCAGGTCGTTGAGGTGTCCGTCAGCAAATGGTATAGCGATCGGCCGCGGGTAGAAGTCCAGATTCTTGAAATTTAAACCGGGGAGGAATTCTCGTATGCCTTACATTGATTTCCAATCTGTTGTCAAGAAAGTGAATCTGAAGCCAGGCGGCAAGAAAGAAATCGTGCTTGAAGTGACAGACAACGGCCTCAACGGAAAGTTGGACATCCTTTCCGAGATGATCGATTGCAAAGTAGACGTATCGATGGAATCCCTGATCGTCAACTACAACATCATGATCAACGCAAAAACGAATGAACCCCTCACCACATACAAGGTTGACGATAAAGGCGTTGTGTCCGAAGTGAAGCCCACCGGCGAACAACTTGAGGCAGACCTTGGACTTCCGCCTGAGAAAGTGCCAACCAAGGAACAAACTGAAAAGGCTGAATTGCAAGTGATCGATGAGTTTATTCTCAGCGGACTGTCTCCCAGTTTTGAAGACTTGCCTTATGACTTCTACTCCATCATCAAGCGTAAACATGAGGGCGAAACCTACATGAAGCTGGCGAGCGAGCTGGGGATTTCTAGCGGCAAGATCGTGGATTTGGTCGATGAGTACCGGAAGCGCGTTGCGCCACTGGCAAAGAAGTGGGACGAGTGGAGACGAGGGAAGGAAAAGGCGGAACCGGAAAAAGGAACGGCCAAGGGCGAAAACGACAACACGATTGCGGCCGGCGAGGACATCGAGGAAAACCGTGATTCAGTCCAAGACCAAGAAGATGACTTCCAAGGAGAAGGAGAATCCGGGGATGCAGAAAAAACTGCAGCTTCGGTAGACAAGGATGCACTGGAGGCATTCATTCTGAGCGGACAAGCCCCCACGTTTGAAGACATCCCCTATGACTTCCCGACCTTGTTGGCCCGCCGCAAGAATGGCGAATCGTGGTTACAAATTGCTGCTTCCCTCAGCACATCGTCGTCCAAATTGCAAACAGCATGGAGCAAGTACAAAAAGCTCGTCGCTGAGCATCTGACGAAGACCAACGGAAATGAGGAGCAAGGGGCAGCGTAAAGCTGCTCCTCTCCTGAAAGGTGGGGGCATGATGACAGTAAAGCCCAAACCGGATCATCCGTGGAGAAGAAGCTGCATCATCAGGCGTGATGTTTCGGAGCATATCAAACGATCAGTGACAAACCCCAAAGTGAACAATTGGAAAGTCGGCGGCGCGCTGCCGGCGTGGAACGGGAGGAAGTAGTCATGAAGAAATCGGAAATCGTACTCGGTGGTCATTACTCCAACGGTAAAGAAGGGCGCGGGCACTCGGTCCGAAAAGTGATAGACGAAGGACCGCAGTACAAACTCTACTCTGCAGTAACA